AAGCAATCACCTCCACAGACATCACAGCAGACGCCATCAAGATCGGGGTCGATGCTAACAATGAGATTAGTACCACAGCTGGTGACCTTATCCTCGACTCTCAAGCAGGAAAGGTACACATCACAGATAACGCTGAGGTAGATGGTAATCTACAGGTAGACTCAAATACAACTCTTGGTGATAGTAACCTTGACACATTGACTGTCAATGCTACATCTACATTTAATGCTGCGATCACATCTACAGACATCACTGCTGATAACATTCAGATCGGTGTTAGTGGATCTTCTGAGATTGACACATCTCTATGTAACTTAACTATTGACTCTGCAACAGGTGAAACTATTGTAGATGATAACTTAACTGTGAATGGCACAGTAGATATTAATCTGTTGACTACAATTACAGATGGTCTAGTAGTTAAGGCAGATAACAAGTCAGTCAATATCCAGAATGCTGCAGGACTAGACAAGTTTACTATTGACACAGATAACGGTAATACAGATATTCAAGGCACACTTAATGTCGAGGGTGCTACAACTATTGACGATACTTTCAATGTCACTCAAGCAACTGATCTTGATAGCACTCTAAACGTAGATGGTGGAGCGACATTCCAAGACAACGTTACAATTAACGCTGACAATAAATCATTTAACATCCAGAATAACTCTGGTGTCGATAAGTTTACAGTAGATACAGATAACGGAAACGTAGTAACACAAGGTAACCTAACCGTTACAGGCACATCAACTCTTGTTGATAACATCACTGCACAGGCAAGATTAGATCTCACTAAGAATGAGAATCCTACATCTCTGACTGCCAATGCACCGTTGATGATTCCTAACGGTGGTGCGACTATTGGTGAGGACGTCTTTATTGGACAGACTCTAAAACTAGGACCTAATGCTGCAGAAACAATCACATTAGGTGGCACAACTGGTAATGTAACTATCGGAGGCACACTTGGAGTTACAGGTATCACAACCTTAACCACTCTAAACCTATCAAGTTTCACTACGACTGGATCTGCAAACGTCGGTGGTAGTTTAATTGTCAACACAGATAAATTTACAGTTGCATCTTCAAGTGGTAACACTGACATCTTCGGCACATTAGATGTTAATGGTGCGACAACCATTACAAACACTCTTAATGTCACACAGAATGTTGACTTTGATTCTGATCTTAATGTAGATGGTAATCAGCAACTAGATGGCACACTCACTGTAGATAGCACATCATTATTCAAAGACAGTATTGTATTAAGGGGATCTACTAAGACTCTTAAATTACAGAATGGTAGCAGCACAACTAAGATTGAGTTGCAATCAACTTCTGGTAATATCATAGCGGGTGGTCTTACAACTACTAACTCTCTTGACGTTACAACTAACACCACTATCGGAGGCACACTTGGTGTAACAGGGCAGATCACTGGTAACATAACAGGTGATCTAACAGGTACTGCTGACAAATCTCTACTTGCTGATGTCACAGACACTACAACATCTAATCTTACATACTATCCAACATTCGTTTCTACAAACAATGGTTTCACTGAGATCCGCACAGACTCTACAAACCTAACATATAATCCTGGCACAAACAGATTAACTGTAGAAAACTTCAGATCAACAACTGACTTTGAAGTCCAAGGTAATTTGAATATTACAGGGACTATCCAGTATGGTCAGGCACAAGTTGGTAGTATCGCAAACCATGATACTGATGCTCTTGCTGAGGGATCTACAAATCTATACTTTACTGACGAAAGAGTTGACGATAGAGTTAATGCTCTAATTACAGGTGGCACTGGTATTACTGCAACTTATGATGACGCAGGAAATATCTTAACACTATCTGCAACACAGGCTGATATAAATACCGACAATATAACAGAGGGATCTACAAATCTCTTTACTACTGCTGCTCGCACTAGGGGGCATTTCACATATGGCACAGGTATTACACATAACAGTGGCACACTTTCTGTTACTCAGGCTGATATCGACACCGATAATGTTACAGAAGGATCCACTAATTTATTTACAACTGCTGCTCGCACTAGAGGACACATCTCTGTTAGCGGAGATCTAGGATATAACGCTTCTACAGGTGTTATCTCATACACAATCCCAACAACTATCGCATCTCTATCCAACCATGATACAGATGATGTAGCAGAGGGAGCAACTAACAAATATTATACAGATGAGAGAGTTGATGACAGAATCGATGCTCTTATCGTTGCTGGTACTGGTGTTACTAAAGTCTATAACGATGGTGCTAACACATACACATTATCTGTTACACAGGCAGATGTTAACACTGACACAGTAACTGAAGGTAGCACTAACCTCTTTACTACTGCTGCTAGGACACGCACTCACTTCACCTACGGCACTGGTATCACTCACTCTGGTGGCACTCTATCTGTCACACAGGCAGACATTGACACTGACAATGTAACTGAAGGATCAACAAATCTATTCACTACTGCTGCTAGGACAAGGACTCACTTTACATACGGCACAGGAATCACACATAGTAGTGGTACTCTTAGTGTTACTCAGTCAGACATTAATACTGATAATATTACTGAAGGATCGACTAATGTATTCTTCACTAATGCTAGAGCGGACGCTCGTGTAGTTGCAGGTATCACTGGAAAACTTGATGCTTCTGCAATTAGCACATTTGGTCTAACACTAGTTGATGACGCAAATGCTTCTGCTGCAAGATCAACTCTTGGTCTTGGATCTGCTGCTGAGTCTAACACAGGTGACTTCGCTACTGCTGCACAGGGCACACTTGCTGCTTCTGCTACACAACCAGGCGACTTGGCAACTGTAGCAACCAGTGGAGCATACAATGACCTAACTGGCAAACCTACATTATTCTCTGGTGCATATGCAGACCTATCAGGCACACCTACACTAGGAAGTGCTGCTGCAACTGCTTCTACCGCATACGCTACTGCTGCACAAGGTACAAAAGCAGACGCTAACGATACTGACATAGATGACATCTATACTCAGTTAGTTGCGATTGGTAATGACAACTCTATCAGCACAGTAGCTGCACTTAAGACCGCACTACTAGCATTAGCAAGAAGTTAACTAAATGGCAACACCTACCTCTAAAGCTACTCTCAAAGAATACTGTCTTCGTAGACTGGGCAAACCAGTCTTGGAGATCAACGTGTCTGACGATCAAGTCGATGATGCGATTGATTATACCTTACAGAAGTTTCAACAGTATCACTATGATGGTGCTGAGCGTTGCTATCTAAAACACAAGGTTACACAAGACGTAATTAATAGATCTGAAACTGATACAACTTCTACCTCTAAAGCAGGTAATGACACATGGTCTGAAGGAAATGGTTATATAGAAATTCCAGATCATATATTAACGATTGAAGGAATCTTTTCTTTCACAGATAAGGGGACATCAAACATGTTTGATATTAGATATCAGATGCGTTTGAATGACTTGTATGATTTTACATCTACACAGTTTTATCATTACTACATGATACAACAACACCTTTCTACTATTGACTTTTTGTTAGAAGGTATTAAACCAGTAAGATATCATTCAGTGCAAGATAGATTATATTTGGATTTTGACTGGCCACAAGATGCACAGTTAGATCAATATATTGTAGTCAAAGCATGGAGAGCATTAGATCCGACAACATGGACAGAGATATACAATCAGATGTGGGTTAAAGATTATGCCTCTGCTAAAATTAAAAAACAGTGGGGACAAAATCTAACTAAATTCCAAGGAGTGCAGATGCCAGGTGGTATTACTCTTAACGGCGAAATGATTTACAATGACGCTGTAGAAGAGTTGAAAAATCTAGATGAGCAACTACGCACCACTTGGGAAACACCACCTCTAGACATGATCGGATAACATGGCTACTAATACCTATTTTACACAAGGGACTACTGGCGAGCAAGATCTTGTTGGATCACTTGTAGTAGAGCAGATCAAGATGTTTGGTAAGGATGTATATTACATCCCTAGGACTCTTGTAAAAAATGATGATACTTTTGGTGAGGATACCTTAAGTAAGTTTGAAGGTGCATTTTTGTTGGAAGCATATGTCGAAGATGCCTCAGGATTCCGTGGCGACGGAGATATGTTTAGTAAGTTTGGTGTAAGAATATCAGACCAAGTTACTTTCATAGTTTCACGCACAAGATTTACAGAAGCAGTAGACGATAACGCACAATTAATTGTAGAGGGTAGACCTAATGAAGGTGACCTAATTCACTTCCCTATGGCAAACAAAACTTTTGAGATACAGTTTGTTGAGCATGAAGTGCCATTCTACCAGTTAGGTAAAGTGCATGTATGGGGTTTGCGTTGTGAGCTATTCGAGTACAGCGACGAGGATATCGATACTGGTGTTGCTGCTGTTGATCAGATTGAAGTTGACTTCTCTGTTGCAGTTACAGTCAACTTTGCAACAGGTGGTAGTGGTGACTTTACAGTTGGAGAAGTGGTTGCAGGTGGCACATCAAATGTCACAGCAGAAGTTAAGTCTTGGGATTCTACAACTAGACAGTTGCAGGTATATAATAGATCTGGTATCTATACAATCCCAGAAACAGTCACTGGACAAACCTCTGGTGCTGCGTGGACAACTGCATCATATAATACACTAAATAATACGAGCAGTGAATTCGATCAAAACTCTGCGTTTGAAACTAATGCTGATGGTATCCTAGACTTTAGTGAAGGCAATCCATTTGGCGAATTCGGTAATAAAGGGAGTAGCATTTAATGTTAGGCACATATTCATATCACGAGATTTTTAAGAAGACTGTTATCGGTTTCGGTACTCTCTTCAATAACATAGAGCTTAGACGCACATCTGGATCTAAGACAGAGGTTATGAAAGTGCCTCTTGCTTATGGTCCTAAACAAAAGTTTCTTGCTCGTTTAGCACAAGTAGGAGATCTATCTACAAAAGATAGGACACAGATAACTCTACCTAGAATATCTTTTGAAATAGGAGCAATCCAATACGATTCCACAAGAAAATTATCACCTACCTCATACATAAGACATACAACAGGAGATAAGACCAACAAAGGTTTTATGCCAATTCCTTATAATGTTAACTTTGAGTTGGCAATCCTATCAAAAAATCAAGATGATGCTCTGCAGATTCTTGAGCAAATACTTCCACACTTCCAACCTAGTTTTAGTCTCACGATGAATCTAGTTTCTGAGCTGGGAGAAAAAAGAGATTATCCAGTCACATTATTGAGTGTTGACTATGATGATCAATACGAAGGTGACTATGATACACGTCGCACACTGATATATACGTTACAGTTTGTCGCAAAGACTTACCTATACGGACCTGTCACTGACAAAACTGGTGAGCTCATCACCAAGGCGATTGTTGATTACGCAACCGATGCTAAGGTTACCGCTCCTAGAGAGGTGCGTTACACAGTCCAACCTGATCCTGCTAACGCAGATCCAGATGACAACTTCGGATTTAATGAATTATACAGTGAGTTTACTGATGGAAAGTCCAGAAACCCAACCACAGGAACAGACGAGTAAGTTTGACGGTATATCTGATGCCATGGAAGTGGAGACAGATATAGTGCCAACTGAAAAGGTTGCTAAGCCAGAGGTTGTAGAGACCTCAACTAAGCATCAGCTCAAAAAAGATTATGAATATACTCGTGGTAATCTATATTCTCTGATCGAGAAAGGTCAAGAGGCAGTAGATGGTATATTAGAATTAGCACAAGAGTCTGATCAACCTCGTGCATTTGAGGTTGCAGGTCAGTTGATTAAACATGTAGGAGACGTTGCTGACAAGTTAGTAGACCTACAAAAGAAAGTAGCTGACATAGAGAAACCATCAAAACAAGAGGTCAACACCACAAACAATACCATGTTTGTAGGTAGCACAGCAGATCTCGCCAAGTTTCTAAAGCAGCAACGAGATAAATAGAAAGTATAGGAGAATCTTTTACCCATGTCAGTATTAAATGTAATTGACACCCAAACAGTATCAGGTAGTGGCACCAGCTACATCGTGGTGAAATCTGGTGTCTTGAGATGTGTAGCAACATCTGCCTCATCTATCTCAATAGATGGAGGACCTGCTATTACTTTGGTTGCCAATGAAGCATTGTTAGTTTCATGTGGTAAAGCAAAGAATGCAAAGATCGCAGCAGCGACTGATGCAGCAGCTATGGTAGTTACCGCTGAGGGATACTCAGGCGGTGGACGTCATCCATTCAGTGTTGGTGATTTTATTCAAACTGTTGATGGTGGTGACACCGATGGATTTACTTCTGACTTCGAGACTGCAGCATCTGCAGGTAAGAAAGTTACAGCAGTAACAGGATCCACAATTACAACAGACTATGATTCATCAGCAGCAAGTGGCGACTATGCTCTTTCAGCAGCAGACGCAACTGCAGGAAACATTCCACAAATTCAAAGAAGT